CTTCACCAAAATCATCTCCCATATCGTGGGCCAATGACATGACTTCAATTTCCAAGTTGCTAAAATATCCCATTGTTCGCTCTCCTTAGTATGTGTATATTATAGCATCAAAAAACCAAACTGTCAACCAATTTCTGCCACGTGCTTACAGGCTCCGCGGAAGGTGAATCCCGGACAGGTGCAGGTCTTTTCCTCTACGTTCACAAAGTAGGAGTTGCCCTTGGATCCCTTGATCTCCACGGTCGCATTCTTGGCTGCATTCTCAGGGGCCTTGAATGGATTTGGCTTAATCACTTCAAACTTGCGGCCACGCTTGTCGAATCCTTTGATTCCTGATTTGAAATAGTATGGCTCAGTCTCGCCATCCTTGATGTAGGCAATCAGCGTAGTTCCGTCTAACAGGTATGTGTGTGGACGGAACTGACCACCAGTGGTCTCACGCAGGGCTTCCATTAACGCCAATCCTTCTTGTCGCCGAATCGTTCGTTATAGTCGTAGCCTGCCAAGTATTCGGCCACGGAGGCTTCATCGGAGACTTCAACGCGGGGTCCGGAGTCTCCACCAACACCACCGAAGTGTGGCTGTGGACGACGACCGTAGTAGCTGTCTGCTGAGCCACGATCATAGAGGCAACCGTGTGTGCCACGCATGAACTGCCAACCCTTAAGGGCCCGGACAACACGCTCTTGCTCTGTTTCAGTTTCTAGTTTAATATACATCTTCGCTCCTTATTTCTTACTATACCTATAGTATAACACCAAACAGCCAATCTGTCAACCAAAATAAAAGGCCCTTTCGGGCCCAGGGTTAATCCAAACGTGATCCCGAGTAGCAGCGGTCGAGACCCAGTTCCTCTTTGATCACAGTGGCATAGGCAGTGGCCCCATGCTCAGCAGCATCGATGGATTGACCTGGCCACCACTTGTTCCACAGCTGAAGTGAACCCTGATAGCTCTTACGGAAGCCAACTTCTGCTAGGGCCTTCCCGAGCTTAGAGTTGCTGCGCACACCGTAGACGTCCACCCAGGCGAAACCACAGGCTCCGCCATCACGTCCACCCATGTGTTTGTCTGCGAATGCCTTTGCGGCCTTCTGTGCAGCGTCCAGGGCTTTGACGTGGGCCATCTGGACTTTGATCGTATTGAAATCTGCCATCTTTCGCTCCTAGTTGTTTACTGTTTCATTAGTATAGCACCAGGAGCCCAAAATGTCAACCGGAAATTTGAATAACCCTAGGTCCTTCTGGGTTTTAGCAGGGCCTGTGCTTCTTTGCGAAGTTGCCCTGCTTCCTTATACATCCTGTCCGCACTCTCGCTGAGAGCTCTCGAACGTTCCGTGGCCAGCTTGCTGCCTCCAAACTCACGGTCGATGTAGTAGTCGATTAGCCGGTTCTTGATCATGCTAGGCATGTCCATACCGTAATCTTCTGGACAAATAAAACGGACAGGGCATTTACCCCATCCTCCATACTCTAGATATTCTGCGTAGTAGCGCCTGTGATCTTTGTTATAAGGGTCAAAGGCCACTAAGGGCCTTGAGAGGAACTCTAACTTGCTCATATCAACTATTTACCGTGTCATGCGGGTCATAGCTGATGTCACCGCCCTCGATAAGTTCCTCTACATCTTCCCAATCAGCGTCCTCGTCTACGAGCACACCATCTTCATCATACATGGGATCTTCGAACGTTTTGAATCCTGGATAACTCATTTAACAGTCTCCTTCATGACTTCCTGGGTTTTACCAACAGCCTTGTCGACAGCAGATGCAACACCCGACACGCCAACAGTGGCCACAAACATACCTGCGATGAATGCTAATAGGATCTTCATTAGTCTTCACTCCATTCTGCAAAGTTAGGATTCTTTTTAAGAGCTCTACGATACTTCAAACGAGCCCAGAGCATTTGCGGAATCCCTAAACGCCACGCCCAAAGAAAGTCCATTACTACAAGACCTACTACAAACGCAATTAACAGTTCCATGACCGCTCCTTAGTTGTTTAAGTATCTATAGTATAGCACCAATCTGCCTAGATGTCAAGACCTAGATCTACGCACACGTATAGCAGCGGGGTCTGTGGCTAAAAAGCCACAACCCCTGGCACTCTCCGAAATGATGGGCGCAGAGTTGGCCCGCGTTTGAGTTGACTCTGCATTAAGGATATTACCTAGGACTGCCATTATCCGCCCGAACCGTTAAGCAGTTTCTTTTTCGTAGATCACAGTCTGACCAAAGGGAGCCTGTGCCTGCGTATTACCTTTGACGATAAAGATAGTATCGCAGTAGTCTTCTGGACCCCAACTACCACATGGGTAGCCGTCTGTGAACATGATGAACTTCTTAGGCTGGATGCCGTTCTCTTCCATGTAGGTAAAGTTCACATCAAAGTCTGTGCCACCACCACCTTGAGGCTCATACTCGAGAAGCTCGTGGGCTTCGTCATGTGTGATAACCTTGTGGTTGTAGATGTCTGTGTCAAAGCACCAAATGTTGACTTTGAAGTCCTCGTATTGGTCCATGATACCCTTGATCTCTGAAAGGAATACAGTTGCATCCTCTTCGCCGATCGAGCCTGACATATCGATAGCAATAGCCACGTCAATGGTAGTTGCTTCTTTCATGCCTGGCAGGATAGCACCTGAGTGCATTGACTTACGGTTCACGCGAGTAAACGAGTAGTCGTTGCGAACGATGCTTTGGATCTCTTGCTGAACCAACTGGCGCCAGTCCATCTTAGGCTCAGTCAAGTTCTTGATCATACGCATGATGCCTGCGGGAGTCTTACCTGCACCAGCGGCCGCGGCACTCTGGATCATGGCCTCTTTGATCTCCTGACGAATCTTCTCTGCTTCTTCTTTGGTCAGGCTAGGCTTGCCCTTGCCGTCTTTGGTCTTGTCATCGTCACCAGACCCTGCACCCTCTTGCTCTTTGATGTGCTCGTCCAGCATCTCGCCCAACTCTTTGAGCAATTGATCCATAGGAATCTTCTCTGCTTTTTCCCAAAGGATATCGTAGATTTCTTCCCAAGCCATGCCACGATACTTTGGATCATAGCAGATCTTAACTTCGGTGATCTTCTCACCGATACGCTCGTCTACGAGGATCTGATTAACAGCATAGTCCTGTGCGATGTTCGCTAGTTGTTTATCTCTAGAACCAACACGGCCAAAGTGATCAAACACGCAATGGAGGATTTCATGTGCGAACAGGAACTCCAGCTTCTTAACAGAAAGTTTCTCAACGAACTTTTTGCTATACATGAAGTCACGGCCATTAGTTGCCGCTGTAGGGCACCAGTCCGATGCATCGATAAGACGCATACGAGTTGCCATGTTGCCGAAGAAGGGGGCTTTGAGTAGCAGGCCTACTCGTGCAGTTGTTAGTTTCTCTACGATTGGATCCATTAGTCGCTCTCCTTAGTATGTGTATATTATAACATCTATTTACATACCTGTCAACCAAAAAAAAGGGCTGTTGCTTTTACACAACAGCCCGGCTATGGGCGAGGTCTTAATTCTCCATAGCACTGAGAACATACTTACCGAACCGCTTGTGGAACTCGTCGAACGAGCTCATCTTTGTAGCGTCCAACGGCAAGTCGTAGTTGGTAAGGGCAGTCTTTGCACCCATAACCACGAGCTCAGTTGGGAAATTGTCCATCATATAGCGGAAGAACTTATCCGCCATATCGTCCCAACCCTTGACCTTCTTCTCTGCACGGTCTTTCAACTCGTAGCACAATGAAACGGTCAGTGAATACATGGCTGACACTTCTTTGATCTGCAAGTCCTTGACCTTGCCGTCTAGAATGTCTTCTGCCTTAGGCAATTTGCCTGCGATCTTACGGTGAGCCATAAACTTATTAGCCAAACCGTCACCCACGGCACCCGCAATCAAAGTTGCCAAGGTGTCGTTGTCAACATCGTCATCGTTGAGCAGATCGCTAACGAACGACCAAGAGCGAGGAGTTGCAAATGACTTTGAAGGGCTCTTAGGATCGAAGTCATAGAGGTCCTGCTTGGCAAAACCCACATAGCCAACCACGTCAGGGTTGATCTTGTTGAGCGTAGCCCAATCTTGCCAGTCATCGAAGTCCACCTTCATCTCCAAGTGGACGAAGCGGTTAGCCAACGGAGCAGGCATACGATAGGTAACACCACGGTCACCTTCACGGTTACCAGCGGCCACTACGTCAACGCCCTTAGGCAGGACATAGGTGCCAACACGGCGGTTAAGGATCAGCTGGTATGCCGCGGCTTGGACGGCGGGCGGAGCAGAGTTGAGTTCATCCAGGAAGATGATCGCTGTGGAGTCTGGGTCCACAGGCAGTTCTGCGGGAGGAGCCCAGACCATTTTGCCTTGGTCTGCGTTGTAGTAGGGGATACCTTTGATGTCGGTAGGTTCCCAGAGAGCCAATCGGACATCGATCACCTCACGGTTTGCGTCATCGCCAATTTGCTTGACGAGATCGGATTTACCAATGCCTGGAGGGCCCCACAGGAACACTGGGCGGCGAACATTGATCGCCTTACGGATCGCTCGTTTGGCACTCTTAGGACCAACTTGGCGGACGGAAACATCAGTTTGCTTTGACATAAGACCTCGCTAAAAAGCAGTTGAACAATTAATCTCTCAGTATCATAATTATAGCACCAGTTGCTGTTTCTGTCAACCAGTGATTTTCACATAATTAAGCTGTGTTGTTTTATCGCCACGGACACGCTTGATCTTGCCCTTGAGGGTATAGTTAGTGCCCACTGACAGTTCACGACCCAACCAGAAGTCGATGAATGCTTCGCCCATACGGGCTGTGATACGATACTTATTGTATTCAGGGTTGAACCGGGTGTTGACCACGTTAATTTCGCCCTGAACGGTATCCCCTTCAGCTCCTTGGAGCTGTTCCGAGGCATAGATCTCTCGCTTGAGATCACTCTTTGCAGCATCACGCAGCGCCACTGAGGGGAGGCATGATATCACAGCGAAATCATACATATCACGGCCCGTGAACTCATCCTTGGCAGCGATCTGCATGGCTGTGTTTTGGAAGTCGTTGAGTTTGCCTGCGATGGCCAGCAGTGTGTAGCCTTTGAAGTGATCCCGAGCTGTGCGGCCCGCAGCATAGTCGGCTTCTGTGATCTGGGTAAAGTCCTCAGAACGCAGCCATGCCTTGACGATCTCTTTGTTGGCCCGCTTGAGGATCACAGAAGTATCGATGAATCCATCTTTGGTGCCGTATTGGGTTTCTTTGAAGTAGCCATCGTTGATGCGTTGTGCTGCACAGGCTGCACCCCATACTTGATCTGCTGTGAATTGCATTCTCGCTCCTAATTTCTAACTATGTGTATATTATAGCACCGTTTGGATTAGTTGTCAACCGATGGGAGTGCCGGCGGTGTTGCTGAAAAGCCACACTAGGGCCAAAAAGAAAGGGCCACGTAAGGCCCTTCCTCAAATCCGCCCCGGGAGCGAATCGGATTGGATTTGAAACTCTAATTACAATGTAATGCCGAGTGCTTTAGCTTTGTAGCCAAGAGCCACGATCTCACGTGATGGTTTACCCATCTCGTATTCGGTAACAGTCACGCCATTGCCAGCAACACGGGTGTTGGCATAAACAGCATAACCATGCTGACGAATACGGCTTGCTTCAGCAGCCAAGTTACCTACGCCAAAACGCTTCTTAGCTTCGGCAGCAGTTAGTGTAGCACCATTGTAGAGTGCAGAGAATACCTTAAATGTTTTGGTTTCTGGATTCAAACGTTTCATCTGTGTGTTTTCCTTTTAAAAGTTAATAGCTGATAATTGTTGTTCAGCGTTCAATAATAATAGCAGAACGCTAATCACAGGTCAACCTCAATCTTTCCTTTTTACGGATACATTCGCTCGAAGGAAAGTGCCGAGGATGATCACTGCCGCCCAAGTCCAGAATGTGAACTCAATCGCTAGAGTAGGGAACAGTGTGTTAAGGGCCCAAATTACCAGCCAGGGCCCAATGGCCAGTAGCACCACTACCAAAATCAATGCTACTATGATCTTAAAGATATCTTTCATGTCATACTCCTTAGTAGGCACCCTTCATGACTGTGACCTTAGCCATGTTCTGCCAGTTAGTTGGGAAGCTCTTGCGCAGGTCTGCTACTTTGAGCACCGTGCGCAAGCTCAATTCACGCATAGTTGCACGATGCTCTTCGATGAAGTTAACCACCTCATCTTTGGCAACATCTTCCATTTCATACGAATCCAACATGCCGTCTTTGACGATCTGCTTGATACGAAGCACCTTCTCGCGATCTGTGTCCATGCGCAGATCGATATAGTGACAGCGTGACTCTAGTGCCGCCAAGTGCTCTTGCAGTTTCTTAGAACGCACATTCTCAAACTTCAAGTTAGTGATAAAGATAGCACCACCCTTGAACTCAAACTTGTCTGGGATGCCTTCAGAGCGTAGCAGTCGGCTGTCAGTGTTCCACGAGATAGTCCGCTTCTTGCTAGAGTCCAAAGCCGCTTTCAAAATGTTCAGCGCAATGTCGTCCAAAAGAATGCTGTCACAGTCGTCGAACACAAGGATGTTCTTAGCGTCTGAGAACTGATACAGCTTAGAGTAGAGTCCAATGGCACTCATAGCACCTTTGACGATCTCGTATTTGGGCTTACGCTGACCCATCATGTCAAACAGATCATCTTTGGCAAGGACTTCTTCAACACCAAAGGATTTACCCACACCCGGAGGGCCAGTGACGATCATAGCACGAACGTCACCTTGCTTAACAGCTTTGGTCATGTCCTTGAGGATCTCAAAGCGCAGACGAGTGCGTTCGATGATCTCTTCGTCAGTCTCATGTGCTACAGCTTGATCTGGCACTTTGATCTGGGTCATGTCAGTGACTACAGCGTCACCTTGTTTGGCTGGCTTAGATTTGAGCGCAGTCAGCATTGATACTCCTTGTGGGATAGGTTTGGCACTGCCCGCGACTTCATAGGCACCCTGCTCACAGCGGATGCGGATTGAGCGATCTGGGAAGCCGGGCTGACCCCCACCCTCTACAGTTACATAGCCTTCACCGCTCTTAGACACTTTGTAGTCTTCAACCATTTTAAAAGTAAGACCACCAACATTAGTGGGTTGACCCTTGATGTTGTAATAGCCCTCAGTGAAAGTAATATACATTGGTTCGCTCCTATGTGTGTTCATCATTCTAGTATTATATTACCATTTGGGGCTGTTGTCAACCCCAAACAGTAATAACCCTTAGCCCTCTAGGGTTTCTTCTGCTGCATCCAAAACAGCAATAGCCTCTTTCAAAGGCACAAGTCCACCTTTGATCAAGCCCGTGGTGCTGTATACACAACCCGCATACCACTCCCCGTCCTTCATCACGTAGTAATACTCACCGAAGCAGCTTTCAACCTGCTCGAGGAACTCTTCGAAAGAGTGCGCTACACGCCAGCTGACGTCTTCCTCACCGCGATCAGCGTAGAAGTTCATTTCATCGAGGGTCTCTTTGACACCACTGTTGTCTCCACGTGCGATCAGAGCGTTAGCTGCTGTGCTGTCATAGTGGGACAAAAGAATGCGCCCTGTGTAGTCTAGATAGCCATCGTAGTGGCAGTAGACGCTTTTGCAGACATCGCCGTGCATGACAGCTACTCGTGAACGTGTTCCCATGTTTCGCTCCTAGGTTGTTTAAACAAGTGTGTATTATACTGCCAAATGGGGCTGTTGTCAACCCCTGTTGTTGTTAATCTACGTAATGCACGTCTTTAAAGCTCTCATAGCCAAACTTAGCTTCCCAGCTAGCAATAAACTCAGCGCCTACGTCCAAGCTCACGTAGTTGTCTCCCTGCATACCCTGCTCGCTGTAGCACAAGTCTACCGCAAGCCCACGCTCCTTAATAACTTTTTGCAGTTCGCCATAAAAGTTTTCGTCAGTGTAAATTAAGCCATCTATGTTAACGTCCCACGTGCCTGTGTCAAAATATACACGCAGTTCGCCAAAGTCCTTGTCCTCTGCAACATAGCCCAGCTCCATGTGCGTTACCAGCACGTCAGCCTGTGTAGTGCTCCAAAGCCCAGTGCCTGCTGTGTGCAAAATTTCGTTTACCTGCATAGTTTCGCTCCTATTGCTGTTTAAGTGTTTGTATTATAGCGCACTCTAGCCAAATTGTCAACTAGTATGCGCTATAACCCTACACTAGAGTCAACTTCTACATAGTCCAGTAGAGCTCTGAGCTAGGGTCGCAGCAGCGTGGGGTGTTAACGCTTTGGGTGAACTCTTGCCCCGTCATCAAGTTACGCCGAGTCACACGCTGCTCTATCACTGAATGATACCATGCTGCTTCCGCAGCGGCCATCCAAAACAGGGGGTCATCTTCGTCAGCATTGCTGCCCGGCACGTAGGGAAAGTGTTGCGCATACTTCTTATGGGCCCTGGTGATAGCTGCTTGTGCAGCTGGGTGGGTCTTGTAGCTCTTAACTATGGCAGATGAACGCTTGTCATAGACATACCACATGTTTAGTCTCCTCGGGTGTCAGTGTTTAAATTTGGACGAAGCTCGCGACGCAGTTCTACTTCACGACGATGTGCCGCAGCCTTGCCTCGGATGATTTCATGCACGATGATTTCGATGTCATCTTTTGATGCTAGCTCGCGCAGTGCTGAGCACAGGGCCCAGTTCTTGAACTCTGTTTTGGCACGATAGAAGTGCTTGGCTGCTCGTGCGCGAACTGACTTATTAATAGTAGTCTCAGTCTTGGCAGTGACGCCAATGTAGTTGCCCTGCGGAACACGCAGTTCGTAGATGATGTGATTGCGATCGTTTCGTTTAGCTCTCATAGTTTTAATATTATAGCACCATGGAGCCAAAATGTCAACCAAAATTGCCTATAGTTGACTCAGCTGTAGGGTTTTTAACGTATGGCCCACAGGATCAGCACTGCTGCGCACATGATGATGCCCGCGATGACCCCCAGCTGCTGTATGGGCCACAGCTCGTGAAACCAACGTTTGAAGTCGTCTAGGGGGTCGAATGGATTGGGCTGTCTCATCATGCTCTCTCACTGTGCTGCGCTGCTGCTGTTGTTGGGTGGTAGGACCGACCGGAATCGAACCGGTATGCATTGCTGCGAGGGATTTTAAGTCCCTTGTGTCTACCTATTTCACCACGGTCCCACATGCTGCTGTATCTGGCCACGCCTAAGGGATTCGAACCCCTGACCCACAGCTTAGAAGGCTGTTGCTCTATCCAACTGAGCTAAGGCGTGTTTGGTGGGCCCCCGCGGAGTCGAACCGCGCACCAACGGATTATGAGTCCGCTGCTCTAACCAACATGAGCTAGAGGCCCCTGTAACTAGTAATTAATCCTCTCTTGGGTGCGGTTGGTTAACTTCTGGATCCCACTGTGCTGCACGTTGCTGCTGTCCGTGTGCTACAAAACGATGTAGATCTTCCATACGTTCTTGGAATATGTCAGGGCAATGTTCTGCTACACGCAGCATGTCCCACTGTGAAGGATAGTGCCGTAGGGCCCCGCGAGCACGATCACGTATGCCCGCAGGAATCCTAGGCGTCATCTTGGGATCGCACAGTTCACGCAGCAGCCTCTCTGCTTGCTGCACAGCTCTGTATCGTTCATCTGGTAATGTCAACTCTCTGCTCCTTGCCA